AAGCCTCTAACAAAGGACCAAAACCAACTAATGTAAAAACATATGTTTAGAAGACAATTTAGATCAGGAAGTAAATCGCCAGCATGGCAAAGAAAAGAAGGTAAATCAGAATCAGGAGGCCTGAACCAAAAAGGCGTTGCATCTTATAGAGCAGCTAATCCTGGATCAAAATTAAAAACAGCAGTAACGACTAAACCATCAAAATTAAAAAAAGGATCAAAAGCAGCTAAAAGAAGAAAATCATTTTGTGCTAGAATGAAGGGTATGAAGAAGAGATTGACTTCAGCTAAGACTGCAAGGGATCCGGATTCAAGAATTAATAAATCTTTAAGAAAATGGAATTGCTAATGGCTGGTATAGAAGATTTAAAAAAAGGTATGTCTAAAATAGCAGACGATGAATACTATGCTAGTTTACAAGAATTTATAGAAAGAGATCCTGGAGCAAAACAATTTTTTGATCCAGCGGACATTACTTATCCTTTTATGGATAAATCAAAAAATTATAATTATAAAGGCTTTCAATCTAGAACAGATGATCCTGAAGTTGTAAAAGAATATATGGAAAAAAGAGGTATGGATAAAAAATATTCTCCAGAATCTACTTTTATGGAAAAAATAAAAGAAGGTAAATACCCAGTTGCAATTTTAGAAGAACCTGTAAAAACTGGAAGTGAACCAGAAGATTTAGATAAACTCACAACAATAATTCATGAAGCAAGACATAAAATTATGATGAAACCAGAGTTTAAAAAAATTATAGATAAATATGGTTTAAAAGAAGAAACTTTTGTAAGGTTTTTAGATAAAGAATTTTTTCCAGAAGTAAATCCTTATTTACCCGAATTTCAAAATCCAGAAGAAGCATATAAAATATATGGAAAAGCAGTTCAAGAATACAAAGACAAGTTTGGTAAACAAGAAAAAAGCATCATGAGTGGTATAAAAGGTTTTTTAAAAAATAATTCAAATGTTGATAAACCTTTATCTGATACTTCAGGTTTATACGCTAGGCCTATAAAATAATGATAGATAAATTTATGTACGCAATATTTGGTGCTATTGACAATTTCTTTGATAATATTATACCTAATCATTATGAGAGACTCAAAAACAATAGAATCTTTTCTTCAAAGAAAAGAAAAAGAAAATAAGGAAAAAGACTTATTTCGAAACCTTAAAAAAGAGGTAGATGCAGGTGCGAATGGCACTCAGAAATATGTCATTAAGAAAGGTATAAATAAGGGTAAAGTTGCAGATGTTAAATGAAGAATTAGTAATATTAAATAAATTACAAAAAATGTTAAAAGAACAATACCAATCAATTGGAGATACTATGATTGCTGGTGGTATTGACAATATGGAAAAATATAAGTATATGATGGGACAAGCTCATGCTTACTTAAGAATATCACAGGAAATATCAAGCCTGCTAAACCCTAAGAAGGAGAAAAAAAATGATACTGAAAGACCCGCAAACGTCGTCGACTTCGGAAGAACCGAAAGTTAAATCGGCATTACTAGATAAATACAAAGAAGACCATCAAAAAGAAGTAGATGGTTACGAACGTTTAAAAACAAAAGAATCAAATAAATTACCTAAACCAACTGGATGGAGACTTGTAGTTCTGCCATTTAAAATGCCAGAAAAAACTAAAGGTGGATTATACCTTGGACAAGATACTTTAGAGAGACAACAAGTTGGTTCAACATGTGGACTTGTATTAGCTATGGGACCACATTGTTATGATAAAGAAAAATTTCCTGAAGGCGCTTGGTGTAAAAAAGGCGACTGGATAATTTTTGCAAGATATGCTGGATCAAGAATCCAGATAGATGGTGGGGAAGTAAGATTGCTAAATGACGATGAAGTTTTAGCAACCATCGACAATCCCGAAGATATACTTCATCAATACTAACATACATAGGAGGAAACTATGCAAGAAGAAAACAAAACAGTGGACATTGATACATCTGGTCCAGGTGCTGACATTGAATTAGAAAACGATTCAAAAGAAACTGAAAATGAACTAGAGGTAAAAAATGAAACTACTGAAGACAATAATGAATCCAATGATTCATCTGAGAAATCTAGTGAGCAGTCTGATATTCAGGTTAGCGAACAAAAAGAAGAAACAAAAGAAGATGAGCTAAAACAATATTCTGAAAGTGTTCAGAAAAGAATTGCAAAGCTTACTAAGAAGTGGAGAGAAGCTGAGAGACAAAAAGAAGAAGCTTTAACTTATGCCGAAAGAGTAATGGCAGATAAGAAAAAAGCTGATGAAAAATTGTCTAAAATAGAACCCGGATACATGAAGTCTACCGAAGACTCTATTAAATCTGGTTTAGAATCTGCTAAAGCAAGATTAGCAGCAGCTAGAGAATCAGGTGATATTCAAGCAGAAGTAGATGCTCAAACATCTATTTCAGAACTTGGATATAGACAAGCAAGATTCTTAGAAGCAAAAGCTAGACAAGAGGAAGAATCTAAAAGAGCAGAAACTGAGGTAAAACAACCTGAAGTTAATTTAAATAGACAACAAGCAGCTAGAGGAACACCTGATCCAAAAGCTGAATCATGGGCAGAAAATAACCCATGGTTTGGTAAGGATAGTGCAATGACCTATACTGCTTTTGATTTACATAAAAAATTAACAGAAGAAGAAGGTTTTGACCCTCAATCTGATGAGTATTATTCTGAAATAGATAAGAGAATAAGACTTGAATTCCCCCACAAATTTGGTACAAATAATGCCAAAGGGGAAACGACCAAACCTGTACAGACAGTTGCATCTGCAAAAAGAAGTACAAAAACAGGTCGCAGAACTGTGAGACTCACACCATCACAGGTAGCAATAGCTAAAAAATTAGGTGTGCCACTTGAAGAATATGCGAAACAACTAAATATCACGAAGGAGGTATAGGCATATGGAAAATAATAACGATAATAGAACCTCGCGTGCGAGCCAAACAAGAGAAAAAGAAACTCGAAAAAAAGTTTGGACTCCGCCATCAAGTTTAGATGCACCCCCTGCGCCTACTGGATTTAGGCACAGATGGATAAGAGCTGAAAGCTTAGGCTTCCAAGATACTAAGAATATCGCTGGGAGAATAAGATCTGGATACGAATTAGTTAGAGCTGATGAATATCCTGACTCAGACTTTCCACAAGTCGAAGACGGCAAATATAAGGGAGTCATCGGAGTTGGTGGACTAGTGCTGGCTAGGGTACCGGAAGAGATCGCAAAACAACGTCAAGAGTATTATGCGAAGCAAGCTCAAGAAAACGTTGAGGCAGTAGATAACGATCTTATGAAGGAACAGCATCCAAGTATGCCGATCAATATTGATCGACAGACTCGTGTAACTTTTGGTGGTACAAAGAAATCCTAATTTAAGAATTTCTCAAGCCAACTTAAGTAACTTAAACTAAACTAATGTCTAAGGAGGACAACTAATATGGCAAATAAAGATGCTGCTTTCGGTTTAAGACCGATCGGAAAAGTTGGACAAAATAGAGATAACCAAGGTTTAAGTGAATATAGTATCAAAGCTAACGATAGCACTACAATATACTTCCAAGACCCAGTTAAGGCGTCTGCGGATGGTACAATTGATCAAGGTGCTGCGGGTGGAAATATTTTAGGTTCACTTAATGGTGTATTCTATACTGACCCGACAACTAAAAAACCAACATGGAGAAACCACTATGAGCAAGTTAACGCTGCTGATATTGTGGCTTTCGTTGCTGACGACCCGTATGAAAGATTCGAGATCCAGTCAAACAACACACTTGCTTCAGCGCAAACTGATGTGTTTATGAATGCGGATATCGAGTTAACTGCAGGTAACTCAGCTAACTATGTATCTAAAGCAGAGCTAAATGATTCTACATTAAGTACGAACTCAGCTCAGCTTAAGGTAATTGGTGTTTCAAAAGATCCAGATAACAATGATTTAGGTTCAGCGAACGTAAACTTTGTTGTTATGATCAATGAACATAACCTTAAAGTAACAACAGGTATCTAATAAAGGAGATAAATTATGGCGATATCACGAGGACAACTAGTTAAAGAACTAGAGCCAGGTTTGAATGCTTTATTTGGCCTGGAATATAAACGTTATGAGAATCAGCATGCTGAAATATACACTACTGAATCTTCAGACAGAGCGTTTGAAGAAGAAGTTATGTTATCAGGTTTTGCTCAAGCACAGACTAAGTCTGAGGGTGCTGGCGTAGCTTTTGACAATGCTCAAGAGACATACACTGCTAGATACACTCACGAGACTGTAGCTTTAGCGTTTTCAATCACTGAAGAAGCGATTGAAGATAACTTGTATGACAGACTTGCTAGTAGATATACAAAAGCATTAGCTAGATCTATGGCGAACACAAAACAAGTTAAAGCAGTTGCACCATTGATTAATGGTCTACCAACTACTGACGGCTTTGATTCAGGTGACGGTGTTTCATTATTTAACACAGCTCACCCAACAATTGCTGGTACAGTAAAAAACACTTTAACAACTCAAGCGGACTTAAACGAAACTTCATTGGAGCAGTCTTTAATTGACATTGCTGCAATGACTGACGAAAGAGGTCTTAAAATTGCTGCAAGAGGAGTGAAAATGATCGTTCCTTCTGAGCTTCAATTTACAGCTGAGAGATTGATGAAGTCTCAAGGTAGAGTTGGAACTGCTGATAATGATATCAACGCAATCGTTTCTATGGGAATGGTTCCTCAAGGTTACAGAGTGAACAATTTCTTAACTGACACAGATGCGTTCTACATTATCACTGACGTGCCAAATGGTATGAAGTACTTTGAAAGAGCAGCAATTAAAACTGCTATGGAAGGTGACTTCGATACTGGCAACGTAAGATACAAAGCTAGAGAAAGATACTCATTTGGTGTATCTGACTTCAGAGGTATCTTCGGCGTTGAAGGTGCATAATAATTAAAATATTTGAGGCGGGACACAATCCCGCCTCATTTAAAATATAGAAAGATAAAACCATGAATAAATACTTAGTCAAAATTTTTACAAAACATCTACAAACAAAATTTGAAATTGAAAGCGATAAAGAAATAAATAATGCTGATGAGCTAAATAAACCTATTATTGACTTTCTAGGAAAATCTGATATAAAATGGGAAGAAAATGACTTACAGTACACAAGTTCTGTAAATGATTTTTATATAACCTATGAGGAGGTTAATAATGGCTCAGGACAACATGGTATTGTTCGCAAAGAAACTGAAACTCGAGTCTAAATGGAACGAGTTGTTTCTTGAAAACAAGGGACAAATTACCGCTGAAATGTCTGTTATTGGTGATGAGATTAAAACAGTAATTAGATCAATCATCAGGCAACAGGAAGAGCAAGTCCGAACCAATCCTAAAGATGGTGAAATTCATCTTTACGCTGGTTAATTAGGACTAATACATCACTGTAAAAGACTCTTTTACCGTAGGGATCTCTTGCACTTTTCAATAATTTAATATATAAATTTAATACTATACGAATTAAATCAGAACATAGACGTGTATAGTCGACGGCCTAGAGACTATGTTCGATAACTAGGAGGATATAATTATGGCAAATACTACTTTTTCGGGACCGGTCAGATCAGAAGCTGGCTTTCAGGTCGCGACTAAAAATGCAACAACAGGTGCTATCACAACTAGATACAGCAACATTAGACCTGACTTAACAGGTTTATCAATTGCTGATGTAGATGGTTCTGTAAGTGCAATCACTTTAGCAGCTGATACAATTTCAGTTGTTGACTACACAGGTGCAGCATCTTGTAATGCTACATTACCAGCAGCGACTGCAGGTACAGTTGTAGTTTACAATCAAGCTAAAGATACAACAGGTGGAACTGAAGTTCTAACTTTTGATTGTGCAGGTACAGACGCGATTGCAACTAGCTCAAACATTGAGTCAAGAAACTCAAACGAAGTAACTTATGATACTTCAGCTAGTGGTGAAACTAAAATTACTTTCACTCCAGCAAACGCAGCTACTAACCTTCTAACTACTGGTGGTAAAATATATTTTATATGTTACTCAGACGGTACTTGGAACTTAGACACTGATCTATCTAAAGATGGAACAGATGTTACTGGTGCATTTGCATTTAGTGCATAATAAATAATTAATGTGGGCCTTCGGGCCCACACAATTTTAATAGGAGAAAACTATGGCAGCTAAAGGTGATGTAAAAGCAGTACAGATTACAGCAGCAGCTCAAGTATTCGCTGGTAGAACAAGA